GGCGCATAAACATCAGCATATGCCAGTGCGGCGTGCCGTCATGGTGTGGCTCGGCAACACGAATGCCAAAGATGCGGATGTCTTCCCGGTGGAGCTTGGCGCGCACCTTCTGCCAGACGTTGCAAAGGTAACGCTGCGTTTCGGCCGGGCTGACACCGTCCCATTTACGGTTACGGTGGCCGGTTTTGATTGTGGCGTGAAAGCGGGCTGGCGCCGTCAGCGTGTAGAACTCGCCAACAAATCCCATTTCATTGCAGATATTTTCAAAGCCACGGATGCGGGTCATCAACTCGCAGCGACGAATAGCCGGATTGGCCACGCTGCCGTCGTACTTCTCAATCAGGCTGATGCGGTTGCCATCCTCATCTTCAAGCTCCATGCCTTTGAGAAACTCGCGGGTACGGCGCTTTTGCTCGCGCCATTCAGATACGGTCATGTTGCTGGCGTAGGGAGTATGTTTCTTGCTGACGTTGGCCAAGGCAATCTGCAAGTGTTCACGCCACGATGCAGCGACGCGGCGCAGGCGCCCTTTCCACCATTTTTCTGTCTGCATACGCATGATCGCCGGGGTGACTTCTTCCGGGTCAAAAAGACGTGATGTAACTTTATCCCACAGAGGCGGTGTCTGGTTCAGTTCGCGGGTGATGGTTGCGGCGGCCATATAAACACGGTGCGTATATTTATAATCTGACTCATCGCTGGCCTGAGCATGGACCTGCACCATTTCCGCCAGGATAAAATTAGCAATATCGCCAGCCAGCAGATCCACATCTGCGCGAGCCATGTCAGGCAGCCGGTTATAACGCTTCATCAGCTCCCATAACATCGCTGCTGCATGAGCCGCACCTTGTGGTTTAGCCTGATTACCAGCAAGCATTGTTGCGATGCCGTGATTCATCTCATTAAGTCGGTATTGAGCGCTGACGCATTCAACTCGTGGCAATGTGCGCTCAACAAAGGTTTTTGCAAAGTACGCATTGGCACGGGCTATGCCGTTTGTTTTTTCCAGCTCGCTGATACGCCGTTTTACATCGAGTTGCACGATCGAAGGTTGTACAGCCAGCAGCTGCTGCGCATGCGACAAAGCCGCAATCATTTGATCGCGGCGATGCTGTTCGTCATAGGTAAGATAAGGACTGGCAATAGCTTCCCGTGGAATGTTCCACGGGTAAGCGTATTCTTGCTGGCTTTTAGTTTCAGTTTTAGAGTGTCCTCTCTTATCATTTGAGAGAATGGACGATGCCTCAGAAACCATTTACAGACCGCCTTCACTACACGGATCGTATGCATTTCCCGCTCGACGCGTCTTCACTTCCAAACGCTGCAAAACTTTTATCAGCGACCGACATGTGTGCCGCTTGTGACGCGTTTTTGAATCAGACGCAAAATTACGAAGTTGAGCGCTGGCTTCCCGAAAAATCCTGTCGAAATGAGCTTGCTCGTCGTGTGCAATGGAATACCGAAGCAACGTGGCCACATCGCGAAGAGTGGTTAAAAGTAGTGCTGACCTCATTGAAAAACGTAAGCCAACAATATGAGAACACCCGAGTACGCGGATTCCTTCAGTGGGAGACAGTGGAATCTCTAGAGTCAGATATTCATATAGCGGTTCAGGCAACAAAGAAGACTGTTGCGTTTTTCCGTGGCGGGGAGAGGCAATTTCTTCCAATGCCGACAGAACTTTTTCTTGTTCCTGGGCATTTTGGCGAGTTTCTGGCTTCGCTCGTAGCGGGTAATGTTTATCCTCTTTGGTTTGGCCGAGTTGATACGGCTGATACGCCAAGGTGTCGAGATGGGCAGTATCCGTTATATTCCCCTCGAACAATTTAATTACGGTGTTGGCAGGGCTGTTTGCTGCAAAATTCATAATTAATGACCTTTGAAGTGAGTAGCTTTGAGTTCAAATATTTGCTGGCAGCTGACGCAGCGAATAACACCATAAATAGCCCGGCGCCGCGCTTCTGGTATTGGCGTGTCGCACTCTTCACAAAAGGTAGCGCTGACCGCCACCGGACGATGAATGATTTGCGCAATGCTACGGGCAAGCACTTCTTCACTGCGTTGTTGCGCCATGTCGATTGCGTCAGCCATTAGTGCAGCTCCCTTGATTCATTTTCGTAACGCTCTGCTTCGCGGCGAATCAGTTCGGCGGCTTCAATGCCGTTTAACCCTTGCTGATGAACATGCACAGCCAACTCTGCCAGGCGTGCAGATACAACCAATGCACGATCTCTGCGTTCTTCACTGCGGGCTTTATTCAGCATTGCGGTCATTGCTTCCACATCAGCGGTGTAATAATGGGTTTCGATATTTCGCATTTAACTCTCTCCAGTTTTGGGCAAAAGAATGCCCGACGGGTTTACGTCAATTATTTCGATACGGGATTTTTAATCAGGCAGAAAACAATCCGCAGTTGAGAACCGATGCGGCAGGATATTTCCCCAGCGCACTATTTTATTCATGGCAATGATGATTAACTCTCGGCGCTTTTCATCAAAATGCTCGAACGGCCGGCCAATCTCGTCTTGCTTAAAAGTACCCGGCTGTTCTCGGTTTGCCAGTGTTAAAACACAGAATTTAAACTCGTCATTCTGGCGATTAAAATATCTCAGAGCCGGATTGCTGTTGTTGTCTCGCATCTGTCGCCAGCTTTTCCGAAACTCATCAAAAGTCATCCTTTCAACTTTATCTACACGGGCATGTACCAGACGAATTTCGGTAAAAGATGCCGGTGCGTTCTTACCTGTCAGTGCGAGAGCGGCGTTTGCCATATTTAACCCCCGATAAAACATTTGATGCGCTGTAATACGCATTGGCGCCTGGTGGACAGTTCACGCAACAACTGCTGCTGATCGTTGCAAGGGTGCCAACGCTTACATGATTTAGTGGCTATCCAGCCATGTCCGAAAGATGGCGACTGATTCTGGCGCTTGAGCAAAGGCGCAATTGAAAAGGACATAACCACCTCAGCTCAGACCGATTGATGCGCCGAGCCCGCTGATAGCATCAACCGTCGATGCCATAGTGGGATTTGCCTGGATACGGGCCTGTACAGCCAGAGCGGCTAATGTCAGGCAGCGAATACCCGTATTCACATTTTGCAGCAAGCCGCGTTTGCAGCTCGCGGTCATACGCTCAGTAGATATTGCACCGGCAGCAAGCTGACCGATCTCAGACGTAGCTTTCATGACGTAAACGGGAAGGCTTTCAGTGGCCAGCTCATTTACAGCGACTGCTGGCAGGCAGTTAAGTTGCGAAAGCGCGCCATCCATCAGCGACATGTCCTCAGTAATGGCAATTAGCGATAGCATCTCTTTAACGGTCAGTTCGTGGAACTGTTCCGGGTTGAGCTTGTTGCGCAGTGTCTGCGGTTTAATCCCTGCCCTTTGCGCCAGCTTTGCCAGATTATGTCGGTTAGCAAAATCACGGCATGCATTATCAAAGTACGGATGTGAAGAAAGCTCAAAATCAAACATGTTGGAATCCTTTCAAACTTGCAAAATCAAATTAAGGTTTGATGTAGCGACATTTAAGTGCCTGTTGACGGTTTTTTTCACGCCATGCAGCCACGTTGATAAGGGGATTTCCATGTTTGATCATGGTGGTTTCTACAATCTCGCCCGTCTTCTTGTTCTTGCGAGCTTGGGTATAGGTAACAGACGGGGTTGGTGCCAGAAGGACAACACCGTTAGCGATCCATTTTTCCAGCACAGACATGCTGATACAGTTGGCGGAGGCAAAATCCTGCTTTGACATGGTGGGTGACGTTGAAAGAGATACAGCTTTCTCTACGGCCTCGTTTACCGCTTCACTTAGCGCAGGCATCAGAATAGCCGCCACGCTAGCAATGAAGTCTTTGGATCGCACTAAGTCAAATGCGTTCTGGCTGTTTGCATTTTCAGTATGCATAACGCAGTATCTCCTATGGGTCGGTTTGTTCTACGGTGTATCATGTGGTGTGCTACATCCTAGATCAACAAATGGCGTTTAGTAAACAACAAATGTTTATTTTTTGGTGGTGTATGGATTTTAGTGAAGGTTCAGCTTTAGAGATTGTTGAGCGTCTGTGCTCTGCCTATGGCGTCACTACTCAAAAAGCTTTAGCTGAATGCCTAGGCGTGCCAGCGGCTAATGTGAGCAATTGGGTACAGCGCGATAGTGTTCCTGGCAGTGCATTCGTGAAATGTGCTTTAGACACTGATAGTAATCTCAACTGGCTAACTACCGGCAAGATTGCTAATGCAAGTTTTGATGAGAGGGATGATTCTCTTAGAGGTGCGATACTCTATAATGAGATCACTTCTAATGGTGGCAAGCCTGTATTGCGTCGCATCATGGACGCCTACGGCTTTACCCTTCAAAAACAACTTTGTGATTTACTAGGAATTTCTTCCGGAACAGTTAGCACTTGGGTTAGGAGAAATTATTTCCCCGGTGATGTTGTAGTAACGTGTGCTCTGGATACTGGTGCATCTTTAGAGTGGCTAGCAACAGGAAAAGGGGGGATAAAAAGCAAAAGTTTAGATGAAAAATTTAATATCGCGTTGCCTAGAAAAAATTTACAAGCTGGAACTTTAAATCCTGCTGAAAGTTGGAATGTAGATTTAAGTGTACTCAACTGTAATATTACTAAGCCTCTACTAGTTACAAATGGTATAAAATCTTGGATTGTAGATGAGGATGTTAAAAATATAAGTAATGGGCGCTGGTTGCTGAGTATTGACGACAAGTTTGATATATACAATGTTTCAATTTTACCAAAAAAGAAACTGAATCTATTCAATACTCATTCAGAATTTTTATGTCATGTAGATGATATATATGTTGCTGGTAAAGTTGTAGTAAGCATAGATTGTAATAATTAATATTTATAAGGAGTGTTTTATGAACGAAAATTATGACGTTGATTTCATAGAAGACGATAGTCAGGTCGAAAATGATGAAGATTTGGGCGATGCAAGTCTGCAGGATTTTTCTTCAGCAGTTGTAAGTGCTAGCGATTGGACGACTGAAACAATTATTACGCAAATTGATAAAAAAAATATCCAGCTTGATCCAAAATTCCAACGAAGAGATGCCTGGGGAGCACAAAGAAAAAGTAAATTTATTGAATCTCTGATTCTGGGCTTCCCAATTCCGCAAATTGTCTTGGCTGAAAATAAAGAAAAGAAAGGTTCATTTATTGTATTGGATGGTAAACAGCGTCTTTTGTCAATTAGGCAATTTGCTGCAAAAAAAAATGATGATGTATATAAATGTCTCAAGCTGAATTCGCTTGAGATCAGAGGGGATTTAAATGGTAAAAATCTAGAGTCACTGCAAAATGACCCGTTGCTAGATGAAGAACTATCATCATTTGAAAATCAAACCATTAGAACTATTGTCATCCGAAACTGGCCCAACGAAGCATTTTTATACCATGTCTTTTTAAGGTTAAACACGGGAAGCGTTCCCTTATCTCCTCAAGAACTTCGTCAAGCACTTCATCCGGGGCAATTCATCGATTTTCTTGATGAAAAGTCCACTGCAAGCAATGCCTTAAAAGATATTTTGAATTTAAAAAAAGCAGACTTTAGAATGAGAGATAACGAGCTCATGTTAAGGTTTATAGCATATGGTAATTTCTTTACAAATTATAATGGTAACCTTAAACAATTTTTAGACAATTGCTGTTTATCTTTCAATAAAGATTGGGACATAAATGAATATATTTTAAACGATCAGATCGAACAGTTTGAGTTAGCCCATCAAAGATTGAAGGAGATTTTCAAGGGGAACTTATATAAAAAATGGTCAAAAGTTCATTATGAGAAAAGGTTTAATCGAGCAATTTTTGACATTCTAATTCATTCTTTTGTTGATCAAGAAGTAAGAGACGTAACTCATGGAAAGGAAAATCTCGTGGAAGATCTTTTCAAAAGTCTTTGCTCACATGATGCAGCGTTTCTGGATTCAATTGAGACTACAACTAAAAGCCTTAATGCGGTAGTAAAACGTTTTACTGCTTGGAATAATTCTTTGAATGAAAACTTTGGAACTCATCTGCCAGAGTATGAGGTTGTAGAATCTAAAATCAATAGAGTTAAATAAATATGGCTCAGACTCAATTATATACTGAGCTTGAAACTCGCCTAAATGAGTTGAGAATCCATATGCTTCCAGATCCTTTTTCTCCAACTGGAACATATGATGATAAAGAGTTGGATTTAGCAAAAGGTTATATTTTACTAGCTCATGCTGAGTTTGAATCTTATATAGAAGAGGTGTCTAAAAATCATATTATAGATATGGTAAGCCAATGGAAAAGAAACTCTAAGTTATCGGTTTCTCTATTATCTTTTTTATGTTGCTATCATAGTAGTTGGTCTATCAATGATGAGCAATCCAATGAAGATATTATTCGCATAGCCAAAACAAGGAACAATGTAAAAGATTCAGCTTATGAAGTTGTTGATTTAGCACTAAAGCAATACATGACTAAGGTAAAGGATAACAATGGTATTAAAGAAAGCAATTTCAAAACTTTAGTTTTACCTACAGGTATTATGATAGATGAACTTGATAGCACGTTACTTGATAAATTGGATCTTTTTGGTATTTCAAGAGGTGATATTGCACATTTATCGAAAAAACGCGTTACTAAGCAATTAAATCCTCAAGATGAATACAATAACGTTAACTTTATCCTTAATGCCCTAAAAGATTTCGATTTAAAGTTACAGGCTTGTAAGGTCTAGCCACTTGGCCTAACCGATGGTGATATGCGTTGTCGCCATTTTATCGCCAAATCAAGGCTTAAGCGACTGATAAATAAGGCCGATTTTAATATTCGGTCTTTTTTTTCGCCATTATAAAAAAATTTATATAAAAAAAACATCAACTTAACTATTATCTTCTACTGTTTCTACCCTGCCGGGAACTCTGCCGCCATTTCACCACCACTCTTTTACGCCATGATCGCCAGGGGATTACAGTGCACAGCATCCTCTAAATGACTCGGCGCAAAGTGTGCGTAGCGCATCATTGGGCCTGTCGCACTCGCGCCTGGCCGAAGACGCGCTGTACGACAACGGCCAAGGGCACCAGATTGGACACGCCGTTTTACATCAAGCTGCACGAGTGAAGGTTGTACAGCCAGCAGCTGCTACGCAGCGACAAAGCCGCAATAATGTGATCGCGATGATGCTGTTCGTCCCAGGTAAGGCAGATATTGCACCGGTAGCAAGCTGGCCGATCTCAGACGTAGCCTTCATGACATAAACGAGAAGGCTTTTAGTGGCTAGTTCATTTACAGCGGCTGCTGGCAAGCAGTTAAGCTGATAAAGCGCGCCATCCATCAGAGACATGTTCTCAATAATGGCAATGAGCGATAGCCTCTATTTAACGGTG